TAGTCACTTTGGGTGTCCGCAGGTCAACTTTGGGTGGCTTGGGAGGCTTGGCCTCGACGACGTAATCCCACCCGCCGTTTCGATCGGCGGGGTCAGGGTGTTCCTTGTTCCAGGGGTCGTCCACGTGCCGCACGCCCGGCTTGGAGTCCATGATGGGAGAGCCGACGTGCAGCACAGACAGGCTCAACACACCTTTCCCGTCCGAGAGCGTAACGACGGCGGCCCGGGGCGTGCTGTTGCGGTCGGCCTTGGCGTACCACTGCACGACTTGCCCCACCACGGCGGTAGGGCCGGCATACGGAAGGCGTAGGCTGGGCGGGGGCGAGGCGACTCGCGGTTCTTCAGTAGCGACCATAAGCTCCTACGTCGATGGGGGGTCCGAGGTTGATAAAATCTGCCCCGACTTGCTTCTTGTTGGATTCACGCCAGGAGTCCAGGATGTTCAGCACGGGGTTTCTCTGCGCCCGCGGCGGCTCCGGCTTCTTGTACTTAGGCTCGTAGTGGGCCAAGTACTCCAGCGCGTTCATGGCGTGGCTGAAGTTGCGGCTGGCAGGCTTGTCGCCGATATTCCCCTTGGAATCCCGCTCTTTTTTGTATTTGCCGAACTCATTGACCAGATTCGGGCAGCGGCCCACGACGTAGCGGAATTTGGTGGTCAGGTCCGTCCGCACTCGCAGCCAACGGCGTACCGTGCTGCACCGCGCCTCGATCTCCATTGAGCCGGGAATGAACCCGTGCCCCGTGATGCGGCTGGCCACGCGCCGCTTGCGAAGATCGTCGCTGTACTGCTCGCGGACCGTCTTTCCGGTGGCGGCGTTCGTCTGCCGGCTGCCGGGGTCGTCGATGATGAACGCCTCGTAGTAGCGGCCTTCCACCTTTTCGGCCACCTTCTCGGCGAACTTGGCGGCATCGCAGTTCTTGAGGTACAGTTCGTCCTCGATCACGCAGAAGTCGCCGAACTCCGGCGGCGGGATGGCGGCGAACAGCACCGCGCATAGCGTATGGCCGGGGTCCACGCTCATGTAGCGGCACCAGTCCAACGGCAACTGGCCGTTCAGCAGCACCGCTTCGATGGGGTGCTTCGCCTGGATGACCTCTTCGCCCCAAGCGGTCCGCGGCAAGCCGTGAATGCCCTTGTTGAACGTGGGATACACCAGGATGTTGTCCACGCCGAACTGCCCCAGGTCGCGGGCGTTGATTTCGTCGTCGTCCCAGCCTTCGTACCGCTTGGCCTTTTCTTCCTCGGGGATGAACGGGTTGTCCCGGAACGTGAGCACCACTTCCTCGACGTTGGGAGGCTTCTTCTCTTGCTCCCATGCCTCGCGCTGCACGGCGGCCCGTTCCGACATATCCACCAGGGCGTCGTTGTTGTTGTAGGGGAAGGCGGCCCAGATCATCTTGCCGCGGGTGTCGGAAAGCCGGGCCTGGAGTTCGGCCACGTGCCGGCTGTATTTGATGTCTTCGTCAATCCAGATCAGGTCCACCTTGTTGCCCATCGGCGCCTGCTGGCTCATGGACGAGAAACCCCAGATTTCCGTGCCGGCCATCGGCCCGTCTTCGTGCAGGCGGATGACGGAGAAGATGCGCTCCCCCTTGTTGACCCACGACTCACTGGTGATGAGCCGCTGCGGAATCAGGGGCGGCGATGGAAAGCGTTCCTTCTCGCGCGCCAAGTCGGCTGGGTCGAACGGATTCCAGGCCCGCACCTCCCCATCGTGCAAGTCGCGGATGAGGTTGTAGGCCCCGTGCCGAAACAGGTTCAGGTGGATGACGCGCCCCAGGTGGTTCTCATTGAAGCCGATCACCCAGATCATCAGCGGCCGGTCGGTGGGGTACTTACCATGCGGGTCGGTCCCGGTGGCCGCGCGGGCAACCTCGACGGCGGCGCAAAGCGTCTTGCCGGCCCGGTTCCCCCCACGGATGATTCGCTCGCTGGCCCGCGACCGATGAAACAACTCCTGCAAGGGCAGCGGTCGCCACAGCCGCAGCGACTCTTCCTTGCGGCGCATCAGTTCTTCTTGAAGCTCCAAGCACCGCTTGCGCTCCTCGAAGGTCACGTCAACCCCGAACTGGCACTCGGGGTCCGGCGCGTCGTCAAGCTGTCTCGGCTGATCGTCCATCGCTCTCCGGCTCAAAATGCGTCTCGTATAGCCTGATGGCCGTCAAACGCTTGGTCAGTTCTTTCTCCAGGGCTTCTTCGCTCATCCGCTGCACGTCCGGGGCGCTGGAGCGGTGCTGCGTGCTCATGTTCACCAGCTTGGCCACGCTGTACAGCGAATCCATGACCAGCTTGCTGCCCGGTTCGCGGGTTCTCAGTTCGTCGTACTGCTCCTTCCACTCGGCCACGAACTCCGTCAGGCCCCCGAAGGACGCGATCATGTCCTCGCACAGTTCCGACACGTGCGGGGCCTTGATGTTGCCGGCCAGCTTCTTGGCCGCAATCTCCGCGATCCGCTTGTTCTCCCGGACGATGCGGTACTTCCACTCGTTGCGTGTACACGTCGCGCAGGCCCTGCGGAAATACCCGTTGTGGCGCGTGTAGTGCTCTTCGTCCAGCGGCTTCTCGACGTGGCAGCGTTCGCAGGTCCGCTTCCCCGTCTCGGCTTCCAGGGCGGCCTCGGCGGCGTTGGCCTTGGCCGCCAAGTTGGCGGCCACGCCTATCAGGTTTTCATGGTCCGGTATCGCGTCCAACTGCTTCTCCCAGTCAGGGGTGCGCGCCTTCCAGGCTACGAACTCCCGGTGCTGCTGGGCACGGAGCTTCGCTTTGCTCTTTTGCGACATGGCCGTTCCCGTTTTGTTTGAAAGACACGTTCCGCATCTTGAACCGCGAATCCTTGTTGGCCAGCACGGCGGTCTTCATCTTCTCGCCGATGTGGTTGACCGTGTAGAAACTCGGCTTCGTGACCATCTTCGGCTTCCAGTGCCCGGCCCAACTACTCCAGGCGCACCGCAGCGGGTTGTAGCCCTTCTCCAACGCGATGGCCAACGCGATGTCGCGGGTGGCCGTCACGTCCTCGGTGCTCCCCTTGGCGGCCTGATAGATGTCCTGCCACTCGTAGTAGTACCACGGCTTGGCCTTGTACGCCGCCAACTCCGGGTCCATGCCGGCTTCCACCAGCCGGTCGAACGTCCGCTTGGGATCGGTGTACTCGTAGATCCGCATGTCGCTCATAATCAGCCCGGTCGGCAGGGCCGCGCATTCGTGGATGCCGCTCATCTGCGAAGCCTCTTCGCGCGTGTAGGCTTCCAGCGTGTAGTCGTCGTTCGGGTTGTCGGTCAGTCGCCCACGCCACTTAAACACGTAGACGTTCTCCAGCCACTCGGGCGGGCCGCAGTACGGGCTCCCGATCATCAAGGCTTTCTCGTGCCAGTGCTCGTACAGGTAGTCGAAGCTGGCATCCCAGAACGGCACCGCATCCTTGTCTGTGCCCAGCAGGCAGTCCGGTGCCTGGTCGCTATCGCACATCACCAGCACGTCTGCGCCTTCCTTGCGCGCCAGAAGGACCATCGCGTTCCGCGACATTGGGATCGGGGTTTCGGCAATGTCCTTCCAAGCGATCTCCCCCACGCGAGGGTCGGACTTGGCTTTCAGGAGCGTCTTGGCGAACCAGTCGCGCACGTCGGGGTGCTCACTCTTGAACCCGCCGTTGCCGGCGTAGCTGAAGAATCCGAAGAACACGTTCAGCTTTAGTTGAGCCATAGTCCCTCAATAAAAACGGCAGCGGGGGCGTAACTCGCCACCGCTGCCCCAGCGATTTGCGTAACGACTGGTCCGCCGGTTCGGACCACTAAACCCGGTTGATGGAGACTTGGGCCAAAAGTTGGCGGTTTGTTTGCGCGGTCGTGTTTGCCGACATCGCCCGCCCGATGCGGTTGGCGATCTGGTTCCCCAGCAGAAGGCCGGTGATCGCCGTGTCGAAGTCGGCTTGCCGGAGTCGCCCCGCCGTGGTGGCCTGGCTGGTGGCGGCCGTGGCCGCAATCAGGATGTCGCCCTCAGAGAAGTCCGTGCCCGTGTCGCCGGCCAGGTCCGTCCGCAAGAGCGTGTTGCCGTCGATCAGGAGCCAAAACAGGTCACCGTTCGGCACGCCAGCGGGCGGCAGCCACTCATCGACGATTCCAGCCGCTTCGGCCGCCAGGGTGGTCGTGTAGCCATCCACGCGGCGGCCGCGCATGGCGGCCTGCCAGCGGGCCGCGCGCCCCGGCAGCAGGTTGATGCCAGACACATTCCGCACCAGGACGCACGTGTTCATGGCAGCCGAACGAAGCTTGAGCATCGTGGTGTCGGCCACGTAGTCGTAGTCCTTGAAGCGCCGGATCGAGCCCTCGATGTGAATGCCGCCGTAGTCCGCGGTGTCCACGGTGTTGCCATCGTAGAACGTCTTGCCACGAGCGACCGATGCTACAACCGAATCAGCGTCCATAGTTTGCCCCCTTAAGGTTCCGCACAGTTAGCATTCAGGAGCCATGTGCCTAAAGTTCAGTTTCGTGTCGCGGCGACTTCGGTTGCCAGCGAACCCTCGGACTCGACTTCCACCACGTCGCCTTGCCGCAGGTCGCCCAGCACGGCTTCCGCCTCGTTCAGCGTGACCAGGGTTTCCTTGTCGGTGCTGTACGTGGTTTCCGCGCCGGTATGGTCGAAGACGACGAGGTTCGTTCCACCGACGGACCTGACCTTGATGGGAGGCCCGGGCTCTGCGGGAGCCACCTTCTTTTTCTCTTTGGCTTTTTCGGCTGCAGCCTGAAGCCGGGCGGCTTTCCTGTCGGCCTCAGCCTTGTCGGCCGCCCGGTCGGCAGCCGCTTGGTTTTTGGGATTCATGAACGATTCCTCATTGAGATTGAGACAAGCCACGAACGACGAGAGCCGACCACTGAAGCAGCTCGTCGTCGGTCATGTTCGATTTCATGCAATTGACCGCACGGCAAACCAACCGGATGTTGTCGCGGGCGTAGCCGCGGGTGTTGTCGATTCGGTCAACCGATACGTTGGTCATTATCAAGTAGCCCTTGCCGCGAACGTGGGTCATGGGAACGCCGGTCACGGCACACTTGCCGCCTTGCAATTCCCACAGTTCGATGAGCATGTCGGCCGTCAGTTCCGACATTGCCCAAATCGCTTTTCTCCACTTGCTCCCAAGCCTGCATCCGTCGCGGATTGCATTGAACAGTCGCTTCAGGGCAGTCTCGTGGTTCTCGTGCTCCTTGATGGCCTTCTTGGTTGCACAGTCCCTGCACCACGAATAGAGTCCGCTCGTGGTCGCCGGGTTTTTGTAGTATTGATCAACTGGCTTCCAATCGTGGCAACGGCAGCACTGCTTCTTGCCGTCCATGATGACGTGCCGACGTTTGGATCTCCCGTCAAGTTGTTTAGGAGGCAGCATAGTTTTTCAGCTTGCCCTGGAATTTACAGTTCCACGTCATGTTGCCGAAGTAGCCCACGGCGAACAGCCAGCTCAGCACCTTGATGTCCCACTCCGGGCCCTTCGAGTAGAAGAGCTTGTCGGTCAGGCAGCGGAGCTGCACCTGGTCGAAGTTGATGGCGTAGCCGGTGTTGACCGGGATGCCGAACTCCGTCTGGATGCCGACGCCCTCTTGCTGGATCGAGCCGGCGAAGCCCAGATCTTCCATGTCCTTGTAGGGCGTGATGGTGCGGAACTTGGCCGACGCCTTGTTCTCGTAGCCGTAGAACAGGTCTCCGTTCAGCAGGATCACGTCCGGCTTGCCTTCCAGGCCGCCGGTCAGCGTCAGCCAGATGATGAGTTGCCGGATGGCGCGTTCGCAGTTGTCTTCCCACGTCACGGAGCCGGTGCCCCAGGCGTTGCTGGACCAGTTCATGAGCTTGGGCGAGAGGTAGTCGTACTCGCTGGAGCCCGTGCCGCTGGGCCAGTCGGTGGCGATGGCCGCGTTGGGGAACGTCGTCAGGTCGGCCGACCACGTGCCGCCCAGGTTCCCGACCGCCGTGCTCTTGCCGGCATAGGTGTCGGACGGCTGCGCGATGCGGTCGCCAACCACCGTGGTTCCGGTCCCGGTGAACGAGTCCAGGCCGCACAGCAAAAGTTCGTTCCCGCTGGCGTAGCCGTCCAGGTAGACCTGCGTGCCGAATTTGTCGGTGATGCTCTTCGTCAGGCCGGGCAGGATCGAGGCGTAGCGGTCGATGAGCTGCTGGTCGCCCCGGTTCATCAGGGTTTCCATCTCGGTCATCATGTCGGTCGTCGTGTAGCCGCGCCAGTCGATGTTCAACTGCCGGTACTTGTTGTGCCGGGTGAAGTCGAGCTGCGCGCCGTCGGAGAATCCCGACACGGGCGGCTGGAGGGCTTCCACCTGCCAGTTGAGATCCCGGCCCGTCTCGTTGAACGTGATGCCGCCGTGCTTCTTGAGCAGGGCCAGGAACAAGCGAGTGCGGATCGTCTGGTCGCTCGCGCCCTTGAGGTATCGCGGCGCGGTCGTGTTGACGACGCCAGCCCATACGGGAGTTGCCATGTTGCTGCCCCTTCAGTTAGGAAGTCCACTGTCCGTTCAGCCCGGCATCGGCCGCCGCGCTGTAGAGCAATTCCTTCAACGTCTGCTTGTCGTTCTGCGGCAGGCTCGGCTGCTGCACCGCCGCGTTCAGGGTTCCGCCGCGGTTGGGGATGCGCTTCACCGGCTTGGTCGGGTGGGGTCGCCGCGCCCGTTGCGCC